GACCGGCTTCACGCTGTCTGCCCTTGAGGATCTGTTCGGAACCATCCCGGGTGGCGGGGAACCCCCCAAGGTGGACCCCGACACCGTCCCCGAGCCCCCCGCGGTTCCCGAGACGGTGCTTGGCGAAGTCATTCTCATGGGCCCCCACAAGCTTATCTGTGGGGACAGCACCGATCCTTTCGTCTGGCGCACGCTGCTCGGCGGGGAGGAGGGCGCCCTGGTCCTCACGGATCCGCCCTATGGGATGGACTACTCCTCCAACGCCAAGGGCACAGCTGGCGGGAAGATCAAGAACGACGCCCTGGACCGGGCCGCCCTCGAGAACCTCCTCACCCGGGCCTTCGCCTGTGTCCGGGCCGCCTCCATGAAGCAGGCCGCCTGGTATGTCTGGCACTCCTACCACCGGCAGCGCGAGTTCCAGAACGCGCTCGAGGAGGTGGGCCTCCGGGTGAAGACCCAGATTATCTGGGTGAAGCCCTCCGCGGGCCTGGGCATGGACGAGTTCCGCCGGCGCCACGAGAACGCCTTCCTGGCCGAGCAGGAGGCCGGGGCGGTCCCGGTCGACGTCGTGGGGCGGGGCCTTGTGATCGAGGACCATTCCCAGGGCATCTACGCCACCGATTTCGAGGCGAAGCCCACTTGGAAGGGTGGCCGGACCCAGACCACCGTCTGGGAGCAGGGCCGGGAGACGGCTTCGAACGTCCTTCACCCGACCACCAAGCCTGTTGCTCTCCTGGACCGGGCTATCAAGCTCTCGAGCAACCCTGGCGACCTCGTGTTGGATGCATTCGGGGGCTCTGGCTCGACGCTCATCGCTTGCCACCTGGCCAGGCGCCGGGCGGCCTTAGTAGAGTTGGACCCTAAATTTTGTGACGTCTGCGCTTTGCGCTGGAAGATGATCACCGGCATGGACGCCATTCGGGTGAAGCCTGGAGAGGCTTCGCATGGGTAAGTATGGGCCGTCCATCGAGACGCCCTGGGGTCGCGCCCAGGTGACGAAGAAGGGGTATGTGCGCGTCGGCCGCCTTGGTGATCGCCCTGCTCGGATGCTTCACGACCTGGTTTGGGAGGAGGTGCACGGCCCTATCCCTGCTGGGGTTCAGATCCATCATCGGAACGCCGACAAGCTCGACAACGGCCTGGAGAATCTCGAGGCCCTGGACGCCACCACCCACAAGCGGGAGCACTCGGATTGTGTGCTGGTGGACGGGGTTTGGTGGAAGCTCTGCGAGAAGTGCAACCAGTCCAAGCCGGAGTCCGATTTCTATTTCTATGCTGCCCACAACCGGCTTTATTACAAGTGCAAGGCTTGTTCCTCGCGAGATGCCGTGCGAGTGAAACAGGAACGTCGTGCTCGGTGTGCGGCAGGTGCGCCATGAGTATGTCCCTGGGAACCTTCCTGCTCATCCTGGCCTGCTCCCATGGTATGGCCTACTACCTGGGTTGGTGCCGTGGTCTGGTCTTTCGTCGGGAGCACCGCGGATGAACACCTCCCTTCCTCTCGGATGGGTCGCCTGCCTCGTGATCGCATCCTTCTTCCTGGGGGTTCATCTTGGCGCCCGGGGGGCCCGCCTCATGCTGGGGCGTCCATGAGTCGCCCCGACCTCCCGACCTCCCTGGAGAACCTGGCCCAGGCCAATGCGGATCTCCAGCTGTCCTCTGAGGTGATCCGGGCCCTCTTGATCCGTATCGGGGGTGAAGCGGTGATCACCAAGGACGACCTTTTCGTTGCCCGGCGCTCCTCCCTGCAGGTGGCGGACCTCCATGGTGGGGGCCTGGCCCTCCGTCTCATCCTTCCGGCCGTGATTCCCACCGGCCCCGCGGAGTTTGGCCAATGACCCCCCTCTCTCCTGCCAATCGTCGCGTGCTCGAGGCTGGGCTCATCCAGCAGAAGGCCCTTGGTCGTGCTGTCACATTGCGGGATTTGTCCGCCTCGACCAAATCCGCTATCAGCACGCTTCATAGGCATGTCGGCACCCTGGTTTCCTTGGGTGTGGCGAAAAAATCCCAAGCAGGCCCGGGCTGGGTGTTTCGCCGTCCGCAGGCGGAAATTTCAGCAAGCCTCATCGCGGCATGCAAGCGCCTGGGCCTCACGCGAGAGCAGACGGTCGAGATCGTCAGGGCCGGGGAGGAGGGGTGATGCTCGACACCCTGTCCATCCTCACCGCCGTCAGGCCATCGGCTGCGATTCGTCTCCTGACCCCCGAGGAGGTCCGGGCCTCCTTGGGGCTCGATGCTGTGCCCAAGGGCGTCTGGGTCACCCGCATCGGGGAGGCGCCCGAATGGCTGCCCACGATCCCTCCGGCCGGCGCCCGGTGCTGCTACTGCCACACCCTGGTCCCCTCTGGCACCCGATGCCCTTCCTGTGGAGCGCCCCGATGATCCGTCGCCTCTGGCGCTCTTTTTCCCATTTCCTGGGGTTCTGCCACCTGTGCGGGCGCCGGGTGGATCGGAGCCCTCGGGGCCTGGTCTACTGCCCCTCGTGTGGGTGTCGCCGATGATTCAGTTCCTGCGCTACCGCCTCAACTACTGGGTCCGGGTGCTCTGCCACCTGTTCGGGTTCTGCCCGCGGTGCGGGGAGAGGGTGTCGTCCACCCAGCACGGCACGGTGTTCTGCTCCTCATGTGGTGCCCGATGAAGCGCTCCCCGCTCCTCCGGCGCACACCCCTCCGGGCCTCCTCCCCGCGGCTGGCCTCCCGGGCGCCAGCTGTCCGGAAGCCCAGGAAGCGCTCCAAGCGGAAGCCCCCGACCCGGGCCGAGAAGGAGCACATGGACCAGGTGGCCGCTCTCGGGTGCCTGGCCTGCAGGCTCGACGGGTTCCCGGGCACGCCTGCGGAACTCCACCACTCCCGGTTGCGCCCGGACGGCACGGCCTACGGGGCGGGGTGCCGGGCCTCCCACTTCGAGGTCATCCCTCTGGATCCCATCCACCACCGGGGGGGCGCGAAGGGCATCCCTTCCCGTCATCTGGCCGAGGCCGACTTCACCGCCCGGTATGGCGACGACCTCGTGCTCCTGGCCCACGTGCACCGGCTGCTCTCTCTCGAGGAGGTTTCGTGATCCCCATCCACCCCCGGGCCGTCCGGCCCGCCCGCATCATGTTCATGCTGGCCGCGGGCGCCACGGTCCTCATGCGTCCCAATGAGGCCACCTTCATGGAGCAGATCGTCTACGCTGTCCGTGTGGGGTCCTGGGCTGACCCCCATGGCCGTGGGATCGGGGTCCACTTCGACATCAGCCAGCCCCCTGGGGCCGGGATCCCCACGTTCGGGGACCTGGTGAAACTCACCCAGCGGGTGCTCCTGGACGGGCATCCGGCCACCCTCGAGTTGGCGGGGCAGCCATGAAGGCTCTGCCCTTCGCCGAGGCCCTGGGCCTCCTCGAGTCCGGTCGGGTCGCCCGTCGGGCCTCCTGGCCCCAGGGGTCCACCGTTCGCTTGGTCCCTGGCAACCAGATCATGGTCGGGGGGAAGCCCCTGGGCCCGCTCCCCTACTTCCAGGTGCGCCTGGCCTCCGCCGATTTCGGGATGCCCTGGCACGCGACCTCCCCAGACCTCCTGGCCCGGGACTGGGAGGTGCTCCCGTGATGCCCGGAGAATCCCTCTCTGCTGAGAAGTCCTGCGGGCTGTTCTGTGCCCACGCGCTCAAGTCCCGGCTTCACCTGGCCCAGTTGACCCACGCCACCTTCTGCATGGATCGTCTGGCCCTCGGCCTCGACTCAGGAGAACTCTCCCCCCACCTGGCCGCTGCCACCATCCGGCGGGTGCTTCTCGAGGTCGCCAAGATGGCCCAGCAGGCTCCGGGATGACCGCCCCCGCCCCGAAGCGTGCCCGGAAGGCCGCCCCGAAGAAGCGCAGGAAGGCTGTCGGCAAGACCGTCGAGAAGCCCAAGGCGCCGACACGCAAGAAGGCGACCTCCCCCGTGGTCCCTCCCGACAAGGCCAAGCCCCTTCCCGCCACAGAGTTAGCCACTCAAAACAAGGCGGTTGAGGAGTCTGTCGTAAGTGTTGACTGGGTGTCGGTAAAGCATCGGTATGTTTGCGGATTCCTGCCAGAAGGGGCCCCTAGCTCCACTCCCGTGAAGTGGGAGTCGCTGGTTGACCTCTCTGCGGCCCTTGGTTTGGTCCTCCGCACTGTTGAGCGCCATTCGTCGGACGAGGATTGGCCGGAGGCCCGCCTGGCCTTCCAGTCGAAGCTCGGGCTCCGCATGAAGGACGAGACCACCAAGCTCCTCTCTGTCCGGCAGGCCCGGGCCCGCGAGACCATCCACGCCGGCGCCCAGTTCCTGGTTCAGAAGGTGATCGAGAAGGCGCAGCGGGAGCAGGTGTCCATGTCTGACCTCGTCGGGGGCATCACCGGGCTTCACCGGGCGCTGAAGGCGACGACCGAGGCCGCGGACCCGGACATTGGGAAGGTCGTCCTCCCTGGCGGTGGGGGTGGTCGCTGGCTCCTCATACGTGAGGGCCTGGACCCTGTCGAGGATGCCGACGTTATGGATGTGCTTCCCGAGGAGGACCCTGTTGAGTAGTCCCGCGGTGCTCTGTCCCCAGTTCGACCCCGTGATCATCCCTCCGCCCTCGGGCCGGTATGAGTCCGCCTGGTGGGCCCTCCTGCTGGGGCACGCGGCGGCCCTGGACACCTTCTATGGGCGGATCCAGAAGGCCCACCGGCTGACCGTGACCCTGGACATGATCCAGGAGGAGTCCTTCCGGGCACTGGCCCGCCTATCGGGGCGGTCCTATGCGGTCCTGGCCCGCGGTTATGGGAAGGGCGCCGGCCACGATGCCGCCATTGCCATGGGGTGCGAGATCGGCTGGTGGTCCGAGGCCGCCCGGGCCTCCTTCGCGCTGGCCGCGGTGCTGGGGCTGCATGAGACGCCCCATCCGGACGCGGCCCTGGCCTGCGAGGTGCACCGGAAGGTCCGGATGGGGGTGTTCTTGATGGTTCCCGACAGCGCCTCGGGGAAGATCCTGCTTCGTGCCACCGGCGACCCCTCGCTGGAGTTTCTGCAGGCCGTGGCGATCCGGCAATTGGCCGTTGAGGGGGGCGATTGCGTGCGCTAGATGCCCATCCCTCTCCCACGAACCGCGAGGAGGCCCTGGCGGCAGCTGCCCGGCTGCTGGACCCCCTGCACGGGATGACGGAGCAGAAGCAGATCCGGGCGACCACCCATTCGTTGCTCTTGTTCTGTGCCCAGAACCTTCAGGTCCGGGTGAAGGACGGCGGGGCCCTCTGGCCCTTCGTCCTTAACCCCATCCAGCGGCGCTACCGGGCCTCGCTCCGTCAGCGGCACGTTGAGGGCTTCCGCGAGAAGGCCGCCGATCGCTTCCGTGGGATCAGGGACCTCATCGTCAAGCCCAGGCAGCTGGGGTTCTCGACCTTCATCGCGGCCCTGTTCTTCATGGATGGGTTCCTGAACCCGGGGCGCGTCTCGGTTATCTTGGCCCACGACAAGGACATCGCCGAGATTCTTCTGGAGACCTACCGCATCTTCTGGGACCACCTTCCGGGGCCCATGCGGGGGGAAATGCGCCTTTCTTCGGACTCCAAGTATGAGTTCCAGATCGTGTTCCCTGGGGACCAGGCCCTCTTTCCGCCTTCCAAGTTCGTCATCGACACCGAGGCGGGCCACCCCTGGCGCGGTGGCGTCATCCACAACCTGCACGCCTCTGAGGCCGCCTTCTACCGGGATTACCAGGGCTTCAAGAACAGCTACCTGCAGGCCGTGCCCGCCACCGGGAACGCCATCCTGGAGACCACAGCCAACGGGCAGAACCTCTACCACGCCGACGTCGTGGCCGCCCTCGAGGGCGAGGGTGACCCCTCGATGCCCTGGCATGTGGTCTACTACGCCTGGTTCGAGCATCCCGAGTATCGGAAGCCCTGGGATCCGAAGACCCAGTCTCCGCTGACCGCCGAGGAAGCGGCGCTCATGTCGCTCCATGGGCTGGACCTCCAGCAGATCGCCTGGCGCCGGGCCAAGAAAATTGAGGTCGGTTCCAAGTTCCCCCAGGAGTATCCCGAGACCCTGGCCGGCGCCTTCCTCACCACCGGCACGCCCTTCTTCGACATGGAGGTTGCCGCGGCCCGTCTGGACGACCTTCGGCGGAGCCCGGTTCCCTTCACGCTCGACCGCACGGGGGCGATGATCTACCAGGACCCCCTCCCGGGCGAGACCTATGTGCTTTCGGCCGACATTGCCGAGGGCCTGGACCGTGGCGAGTCCTCGGTGGCCGACCCAGAGCAGGGGGGCTCCGACTTCTCGTCTGGCTACGTCATCCACGCCCGGACCCTCCGGGTGGTGGCCGCCCTCCATGGCCGCATCCCGCCGGTGGAGTTCGCCCGGAAGTTGGACGCCCTTGGCCGCCGGTATCGGGCCTGCGTCGCCCCCGAGCGGAACAACCACGGCCACACGGTGGTCCATGTGCTCGAGGAGGCCCAGTATCCCGAGGTCTACCGGCACGCCGAGTATGACCAGGGCGGGCAGCGGTTCCTTCGGCCCGGGTTCCCGACCGACACCAAGACCCGGCCCATGATCCTCGACGCGCTGGCAGAGGTGATCCGCACGGGGCTCATCTACTGCCCCGACCCGCGGTTCTGGGTGGAGACCCTGCGCTTCCACCGGAACAAGCTGGGCAAGCCCGAGGCCCTCCCGGGCTCCCATGACGACCGGGTGATGTCCCTGGCGATCGGCGTCTATCTCTGCACCCTGGGGCGCTCTGCCTGGGGTCTGGCGGCCGTGGCCGGTTCGGATCGTGCTGGGTTCCCCACGCTGGCCCCCACGCCTGCTCCTGCGGCCGGCCCCGCCCCAGTGGACCAGGGCACCCTCGCCAGGCTTCAGGCAGCTGCCACGGCCCCGCCAGGGGTGCATCCTGACCGGGTGCCCTCGCTGGCCGTCTCGGACGGGAGCAACCCTGTGGCCGTCGTGGCACAGGAGCGGGCTATCCTCACCAGGCGCACCTGCGGGAACTGCACCCACTACCGGGATGCCCTTGGCGGCCTCTGTGGCCTCAACAAGTTCCGCGTGCAGGCTATCGACCCGTCCTGTGTGGCCCACTACCCCGCCGACACTGGACCAGTCGAGGACTGGGCGGAGGGCGGCGAATGGTGATCTGGAGGCATGACGGGCCCCCTCTGGTCATTCCAACCCGCGAACGGCGGTGCTCCGTTCGGCCACCTTGGCGCAGCCGAGCGCACGGCCTATGACCCGCACGCTCCGGCTGACGAGGTGGCGGACGCTGGGCGCCAGGTTCTCAAGGGCTACAACGACCCTGGGCTGATCCCTCCAAACCTGGCCCAGATGATGATGGACTGGGTCAAGCTTGAGAAGGTCGAGCGCACGGTGGCCAAGGCCCTGGCGACGGGCTCTGTGCAGTCCGCGGACCCCAAGGCCCGGACCAAGCCCATGCTGGCCCAGCTTGGGGCAGGGGGCCGCTACATCCCCAAGCCTGGCATCCCCTTCGTCGCCCTCCGCCAGTTGGCCACCCGGATTGAGGTCGCCCAGGCCATCCACCGGACCCGGCGCCGGCAGGTGCTCCGCTTCGCCTCTCCTTCGATGAAGGACGACGAGGTGGGTTGGAAGCTGCGGCACATCGACCATTCTCACGAAATCACGCCCCAGGACACCGACTACTTCGCCTGGCTCTCCCAGGTCATCAGCTGCGGGGGGATCGAGTTTGACCCGCTGCAGCGCCGGAGGCTGGGCCGGATGGGGTTCCGCGACTTCCTGTCCGCCCTCACCGACGACACCCTCATGTTCGACCACGTTCCGGTGGAGACCGTGCCCTACACGGCCGCCGGCGGTGGATCGGGCTTGGATTCCTTCTATGTCCGCGACTCGGCCACATTCTTTCTGTCGTCCACCTTCGGCGACCTCGAGGCTGGGGACGACATCTTCTTGGTTCAGGATGCCGCCACCAACGGCATGGGCGCCCCCGGGGCGGTGGAGTTCTCCTATGAGGAGGCGGCGCTGTTCGTCCGCAACCGCTCCACCGACCTGGAGCGCCAGGGTTACGGGACCTCGGAACTCGAGTCCTCCCTGGAGACCCTGACCAATTTCCTGTCCGCCTGCACCTTCACCCGCGAGGGCATGGACAACAACGCGATTCCCAAGGGCATCCTGGTCCTCAGCGGCCAGTTCCCTCGGGAGCAGATGATGGCCTTCGAGGCCGGCTGGCAGGCCCGCCTGCGTGGCGCCCAGAACCAGTGGACCCTTCCCGTGCTCCAGTCCCGGGGCCAGCAGGCGACCGCGAACTACGTCAACACCAACGCCGAGTTCTCCGAGATGGCCTTCGCCAAGTGGATCTCGCTGCAGGCGTCGATCATGTGTGCCGTCTACGGCATGGACACGAAGGAGATCGGCCTCGAGTCCTTTACCGCGGGCAATACGTCCTCGCTGAGTGGAGACGACACGGCCGAGAAGCTGGCCGCGGCCCGGGACAAGGGGCTGGACCCGCTCCTGTCTGACATTGAATCCTTCATCACCGAGAACATCACCTCCCGGTATTGGTCGAAGGCTCGGTTCTCCTTCACTGGGGTTGACCCCGGGGATGTGAAGGCCAAGCAGCTGACCAAGGAGCGTCTGCAGTCCATCGACGAACTGCGGACCTCCCTGGGAATGGATCCCTATCCCATCGCCTGGGTTGGGCAAATGCCCGCTGACAGTGGTCTTTTGCAGGCCGAGTTCACGCGCCAGAACGCGGTGGGAACCCTCAACGAAGGCCGGAAGCTTTGGGGCTTCGAGCCTCATCCGGATCCCATCATGGGCAACGTCCCCCTCAATCCGTCCCTCGGTGCCTCCTACCAGCAGGCGCTGGCTGGGATCGGGGCCCAGGCCAAGGATGACGAGGCCGGTGGTGGTTCCACGGATGGCTCCTTCCATGCCGACGACCTGGGCGTGGACGACGGCCAGGAACCTTCGGCGCCCGAGGGCAAGGCCGGAGAGATCGCGGATTCCCTCGGGGATCTGCACCCAGACCCCACTGGGGGTGATCAGTGATTCGAGGGGCTCTGATCATCCTCATTGGGGTTTTCTGCTGCCTGGCGCTCCTGCGCGTCGTGGTGGAAGAGGACGAGGCCAACCATGGCCGTCCTTGACGCCCGCCTCGGGGCCGCTCTGGCCGATCGGGACACCCGCCTCCCTGCGGCTGTTCGCCTGGCGCTGAAGGCGATCGGTCGGCGTCGCATGCCTGCCACGCCCCCCACGGCCCAGCAGGTGGAGGCCGAGCGGCCGTTCTGGGGTCCACACCCCGATCCTGTCATCGCCTCCATCGAGGCCGATTTCTACGATGTAGGTGCCGAGTTCCTGCGGGGCCTCCTGGCGAACGTCACGGGGCGGCCGGTGCGAACGGTGCTCAAGGCCCTCCCTCCTTCTCCTCATGTGCCGGGTTGGGGCGCCATCGCCGACCTGTTCCGCTCCGACCTCCAGCCCGAGCGGCTCATGCAGGGATGGCAGACCGTCATCGACCGCCTGGTGGGGGCCCTCCTCCCCGGGGAGTCCATGGAGCAGGCCGCCCAGGCGCTGGCCCTCCGCACCCACCTGATGCACCGGGCCGGGGAGCGCGTGGCGCATCCTGACCAGTTCCCATCTTGGGGTGGTGCGCTCAAGGATGGGTCCAAGGCGACCTCGTTCTCCCTCCAGTGGACGAAGGTCCGGGCGGTCGAGCACATGACCAACCTGTCGGCCCAGGCCCGCCACAACCTCCTCACCTGCCTCGTGACCTCCAAGGAGGCCGGCGACGGCTCGGGGAAGCTGCAGCAGCGGTTGTTCGACCAGTTCTCTGCCATGAACCGGGATTGGCGCCGGGTGGCGCTCACCGAGACGGCCTTCGCCGTGTCCAACGGCACGCTCTCCTCGGTGGACCCGGCGGAGGGTTGGGCTGCCGAATGGCACGCTGCCCCGAATGCCTGTCCCTTCTGTCGTCACCAGAACATGCGTCGGTTCCGCGTGGTGGCGCCCGATGCTCCAGGGAAGAACGGCGACACCCAGATCTGGGTCGGCAAGTCCAATGTCGGCCGCTCTGCCTCGCTCTGGTCCCGGAAACTCGGCCGGGAGCGCGTGTCCTCCGAGTTGTGGTGGGCGGCCTGCCCCTGCCATCCGAATTGTGCCTGCACCCTCGTCCTCCGCCGTCTCCGTTCTTGAGGTGACCCATGGCCACTCCTGTCCTCCCCCGCAACGTCATGCCCATCCTCTCCGGTGGCCAGGCCGTCAGTGCCGCGGGCGCTGTGTTCGTGCCCATCAACGGCCGACCCCAGCGGAACGTGCAGGCCAACCTCTCTGGCACCGGCGCCCTGACCGCCACCGTGCTGGTCAAGGTGTCCCTGGATGGCGTCAACTTCGCCACGGCAGCCACCCTGACCCTCAGTGGCTCCGGATCCGACACGCAGGCGTCCGCCGTTGTGTGCGAGGGCGCTTGGGTCCAGACCATCGTCACAGCCCTCACTGGCACGGGTGCCTCGGTCAACACCTTCGTCTCTTAACCCTTTTTCGCGCCTGACCGCGCACAGGAGTTTCCATGAGTGCAATGTCGGATTTCCTCGAGAACCACTTCATCGACTGGTATTTCCGGGCCCAGGCTTTCGGCGTCACCGGCGCCTCGGCTGGGGCTGGCACCGGGCCGACCTCCCTCTATGTCGCGCTGTTCACCACGGCCGACAACGACGCCAACAGCAGTGAGGTGGAAGTCTCGGGCGGTTCCTACGCCCGTGTGGCCATCACTTCCTCGCTGGCGAACTGGGCGGGCACGCAGGGTGCGGGGACCACGGTCGCCAGCACCGGGACATCCGGCACGACCTCCAACAACAACCCCGTGACCTTCCCCTCGCCGACGGCCTCCTGGGGTGTCGTGACCAGCTTCGGCATCTACGATGCGCTCACCGTGGGCAACCTCCAGTTCTACGGCAACCTCGGCACCTCGAAGACCATCAACAACGGCGACGCGGCGCCCTCCTTCGCCGCCGGCCAGTTGTCCGTCCAGATCGACAACTAAGGCGGGTGACCCACAGCTGCGGGGCCCGCCTTTCGGGGTGGGCCCCCTATCCATCGAGGCCCCATGACACTCACTCCTAGTCCCGTTCAGGTCGCTCCCGCTGGCGGGGGCCCGAACGTCGATGCTGTCCAGCTTACCAATTCGGGCTCCACGACCGTAGACCGCCAGGTCATCAGCGTTGGCGATCCTCAGAACTGGAGCAACGTCGCCGCGGTCAAGGCCGCCTCCACCGCTCCTGTGGCGGCGGATCCGGCCCTCGTGGTGGCGATGTCGCCCAATTCGGTCATGAACGTCAACGATGTGGACGCCTCCGTCCTCCAGACCGGCACCATCTCCACCCCGGCCCCGCAGACGGCCATCGACACCATCGGGCAGGACACCCTGGTCATCCAGCTTGTGGGGGCCTGGAACGGGTTGATCACTGTGGAGGGGTCCAACGACCAGAGCACGGGGTCGTGGTTCCAGCTTCAGGTGATGGGCCTGGACGAATTGGTCACCACGGATTCGATCACGCGATCTGGCATCTTCGTCCTCAAGGTGGCGACCCGATACGTCCGCCTGAATGCGGAGGCCATGCAGGGCTCGGTGGTGACCAATGTCATTGGCCGGTGTGTCGTGGGCGACTACGGCATGGACCGGCTCACCCAGGCGCTGGACCCACAGACGGGCGTGGCGCTCTCTGTGGTGCCCGGCCTTCCGGGGCAGCAGCCGTCCACGAGGTCCATGCCCGTTACCATCGCGTCGGATCAGGCCCAGGATCTGCTGATTGTCGGACAAGCCTTCTACTTCCCGTCCGCAGCATCTCCTGCCCCTTGGAATGTGCTGACGGGCAACACCGCTCCTATCGACACGATGGCCGGGGGCACCACTTCCTACCGATCCTTTCTCGCTCAGATCAATATCGGGGCAGGGTTGTCGCAGGGCAACTACATCTTCGAGGAAAGCAATGATGGCGTTAGCTGGGTTGCGGTGCCGGTCTACGACATTTCGGTTTTGACGGGGATCCCGGTTAACGCCCTAATTAGCCCGAGTGCCAGCACGCATAATTTTTACTCTGGAAAATGTAACCTCCGTTACCTTCGGTGCAGATCCAACGCCTACTTGGTCGGCGCCGTTTGCCAAGGTTTCACCCGGCTCTCAACGACTGATCTGAACCCTCAGATTCTATCTGTGACACAGAATACGGCAGGAAGTCTGCTTTGTACTGCTTCCCAGGGTGGAACTTGGACCGCCCAGATCGGGAACACGCCGAACACGACCCCCATTCTGGACTCGCCATGTCCGAGCACGAGTGCGACGGCGGCCCTCTCCAATGTGAACGTGAACGCCACGGGCGCCCTTACGGCTCTCAAGGCTTCTGCGGGAAGCCTCTACGGCTTCAGCATCCTCAACAATACGGCGTCCCCGGTCTACCTCAGTTTCTGGAACGTGGCCTCGGGCAGCGTCACCTTGGGCACCACGGCCCCGACTTGCGTTTTCCTCATCCCCGCCAGCGCCAGCCTCACCGTTATGTCCCCCCTCGGGATCATGAACGGCGCCAGCGCCATGTCCTTTGCCTGCGTCACCGGATACAACGGATCCACCACCGCCTCCATCACCGGCAGCATCTTCTACAAGTGAGGTAACCCATGCTTCTCCAGTCCCAGGTCGGCGCACAGGCCACCAACCCCGCCCTCGGCGTCAACACGCCCGCCATGCTCCGGTCAGGCCGCCTCGCGGAACTGATCATGCAGGAGCTTCACGGGCGCTACTACGAGACGGCATACAACAAGGCCCTATTCGCCACAGCCAATCAGGCCGCCGTGGCGACCTCGGCGGCCTTTGCGACCACCTACACGGGCCTTTGCCTGTCGAACCCCATCGGCAGCACGGTCAACCTCGTGCTCAACAAGGTGGGCATCGCGCAGATCCTGGCCCAGACCACGACCCTCGCCTTGGGCCTGATGACCGGATTCAACAACGGGACCAACGTCACCCACACGACGCCCCTCACGCCGTCCAACAATTTCGTCAATGGGCCGAGCGGCCAGGGCCTCGTGGACGCAGCCGCCACGCTCCCCACCGCTCCGGTGCTCCGTGACATCTTCGGCGAGATCGGGACGGCGGCGGTCAGCGCCTACGGCGTACAGCCCTTCCAGCTTATCGACCTGGAGGGGAGCGTCATCCTGCCGCCCGGAGGCTACGCCTGCGTCTACACCAACATCGCGTCCGTTGCGGCCTCGCTCCTTCTGTCCATGCAGTGGGAAGAAGTCCCGACCTAGTAGGCGGTTCCTAAATGCTTCTCGCCCTCCGATCCGTCTACGAGGCGTCCGGCTCATCGGGCGCCTCGTTTGGCGCGTCGGTTTCGGCGCAGGCCACGGCCAGCGGGTCCTTGACGACAGGGATCCCGTTGGCCGCCTCTGTTTCCGCGGCCTCCTCGTCGTCTGCCACCCTCTCCACTGGGGTTGCCCTTGCGGCCTCGCTGCAGGTGGTGGCCACCGCGGGCCCTGCAGGGCTCACCACTGGCATTCCCCTTTCCGGCTCCGCGGCATGCGCCTCGACGGCGACCGCGGCCCTCTCGACGGCGATTCCGCTCCTGGGTCCGGCTCTGGCGGCTGTTGCGAACGTCATCACGGCCAATCTGACCACAGGCATTGCCCTGGTCGGTTCCGCGGCCTGTGTGACCTCGACTGGTCCGACTGACCTCACCACGGGTGGCGGGAGCATGACGGGGACGGCCGCGGTTGCCTCCAGCGCCTCTGCCTCCTTGACGACCGGCATCCAATTGGTAGGGTCGGGCCCCTGCGTGGCCTCGGTCATCACGGCCCAGTTGCTCATCCCGAAGGCGTTGACGGCTTCGATCGCCTGCCAGGCGACCGCGGGGCCGGCTGCGCTCTCGACGGGGATTGCGCTCACGGGCGCCCTCTCCTGCGTCGCCTCCATTCAGATTGCCGGGCTGATTACCCAGATCCAGCTGCTCGGGTCGGCCTCCGCGGTCGTGTCCAACGTCGGGTCCGCGGTCCTCACGACCCAGATCCGCCTGGCGGGGGCCCTGGCTGCCCAGACCACTGCGACCGTCTCCCTCTCGACGGGCATCGCCCTGGCCGGGGCCCTGCAGGCTGTGTCCACGGCCGCCCCGCCGGCTCTCGCCACCTCCATCCTGCTGTCCTGCGCCCCTTCGGCGCTCAGTTCGGCCTCTGGCGCCCTGTCAACCGGCATCCACTTGGTGGGCTCGGCTCTGGCCTCTGCCTCTGCCACGGGCTCCATGTCCTCCGGCCTGGTGGGTGCCGCGGCGTCCTCGAGCACGGCTTCAGGCGCTCTTTCGACGGGGATCCCTCTCGCGGGGTCGTTGGCCTGCGTCGCCAGCATCCCAACCGCCAACCTGGCGACCGCCATCCCTCTGCTGGGCCCCGTCCTGGCGGCCGTCTCGAATGTGGCGACAGCCACCCTTTCCACTGGCATCAGCCTCGTGGGCTCTGCCCCCTGTGTGGCGTCCGTCACCGGCAACCCGACGCTGTATCGGCCCCTCACCGGCGCCCTGGCCGCGGTGTCGTCGGTCATCACGGCCACCTTGACCACGAAGGTGCAGCTGGCCGGCACGGCCTCGGTGGCGTCCTTCGGCCTGGGCAACCTCTATTCGAACATCCAGCTTCTGGGTTCGGCCGCGGCCCTCGTGTCCAACGTCGGGGGCGCCAACCTCACCACGGGCATCCAGCTTGTGGGTTCCCTGGCCTCGGTGGCGACGGTCGCCCCGGCCGCGCTGCAGGTGAAGACCCAGTTCCAGGGCACGGCCGCCTGCTCGAGCACGGCCTCTGGGAACCTCTCGACCGGGATCCCCCTCGGGGGGACGGCCAGCACGGTGGCCTCGGCCCCGGCCGCCTTGACCACCGTCATCCGATTCGTGGGCTCCGCCATCCTCCAGTCCGCGGCCGTGGCCCTCCTCACGACCTCCATCAACCTGTCCGGTGTGGCCGAGGTCACGCCCTCGATGGCCCCGGCTGCGCTGTCTGTCCGGCCCTTGTTCCGCGTGTCCTTCTGGGTGGAGCGCCTATGAGCATCCCGACCTTCTTCCGCGGTGACATGCCGGACCTCTGGATCAGTCTGTCCGCCACGGACGTCCTGGGGCTCATCGGGGGCACATCGCTCGTCCAGGATGCCCATGGGGTGGGGGGGCAGGTGACCCTCCGGAACGTGTCCTCTCTGGCCGAGGTCCCCGTTCCTGTGGTCGCATGGGGCTCGAGTGGCAGGGACCTGGGCGGGCGCGTCTCCCTGGGACTCCTCGTGGCGGGTGGATATGAGATCGTCGGCCAGGTCATGAGCATGGCCGGGTCGCTGTTGGACCTGGGCCTGGAGTTTCAACTGGTGGATGGCCCCGCCCCGCTCAATGGGACGGTGGTTCTCCCGGCGTCCGGGGCCTTGGCTGGCGCCGTGCTGCGTCCCGGCACAAGCGTGGGGTTCGTCCCTCCGGGGCCGGCCGTCGTGACCTTCACTCCCCCCACCACTTCCCTGGAGTTCTGATGAGCGTGCAGGCTGGCAGCTTCGGTTATGTCCTTTCCCTGGCCACCGGCCTTGATCTGAGCGCGGCGACCGCCGTCAACCTGGTCATCAAGGCGCCGGCCTCCCTTCCGACGACGGTTCCCATTCCCCTCCCTGTGGGGCTGGTGGACGGCCCGTCGGGGAAGGTGGCCTACCAGGTGGGCGCCGGCGACTTCCCTGTGGCGGGGGTTTACCAGCTGCAGGTGCAGGATGCCAGCACGGGTCGCTCGGTGTTCAGCCGGGTGTCCTCGCTGGTGGTGGAGCCCAACCTGTCTTGAGCGCTCTTAATGGGGTGGCCCATGAAACCAGACGAAAGGCTAGAGCAGATCTGGGCGAGGCATGAGCGCAGCCGGTGGTCCCTGTTGGTAGAGGCGTTCCTTGACTTCTTCGCGGCCCTCGGGCGCCTCGTGTTCGGGTGGCTCGACCTCTAGTCGCTGGCCCGGGTGATCGTCGCTCCGTCCAGCGGGTGTCCCGGGTAGTGGATGGTCATTCCCTCGGCCAGCGGGCCGGAGGTGAGCGCCACCACTTCGGGGCCTACATGGACGGTTCCGGTGTCATGCGTGAACCCCTTGGGGGCTGGGAATCCCTGGAACACGGGCTCGAGTGTGGTGCTCTGGGCCCCGAATAGGAGGGTGTCCTCCATCGTCTTGTGGATGGCTCGGAGGGCCTTGTCCTGGGCGTCCCACGTTTCCAGGAGGGCCTTCTGCTCCTCGGGCGTGGCCCGGATGAAGCGCTTGAGGAGGGCCACTTCATTCACGAGGCGGGCTGTCCGGTCATCGAGTGCTGCCACCTGGGCCGCAAGCGCCTTGATCTTGGCCTTCAGCTTCTTCTTCATGGCTTCTCCTTGGCGAGTGCCTCGCGCAGCAGGCGCAATTCCTTGACCAGTTGGGCCATGGTGGGCGTGCCGATGAAGTATTGTGTGCCCTCGAACAAGGCGCGGATCTCTGGGTCGCAGAGGCTGAGTTCATCGGGGGCCGGTTGGCATGTCGCTGAGACTATGACGGGTTTAGGCATGGGGCTCCTGGACAAGATCACTTGCGGTTAATTTGAAGGAGAACATTCGCACCAGCCCAGCAGCCACAGCCCATCAATATCCACGGCTCAACCGGGTCTTCTGGATGCAGGTCTATCTCTACATCAACCTCATCGGTGGGATCGTCCAAGTAGAAAAACACTTCCACCTTCCCGTCAAAGTGGTGGGTGCCTCGGCTTTCCTTCTCGATGTATTGGAGTTTTTCGATGAAGTCTTTGAGCAGCATGTGGTGTGCCTCTGGACATACGCCTACTTGGCGCGGTTGAATCGGTCTAGGGTGTTTTGCGCGGCCTGGGCGGTGTTGGTGGCGTCCTGCTCGGAGGTGCCATAGACCTGATGGGCGTCCGTGTGGGTGCTGGCGCACCATGCGAGGTTTACCAGTTCCTGGAATAGGTTGCTTGGGATTTCGATTCGGCCAGGACGAGGTGGACGATTCCCCCACCGTGCCCCGACCTTGAACCCAAGAAAGAGGGCCAGACAGACCAGGAGGTAAACAAGCGAGAAGTTCATGTCAGACTCCTGGACAGATTCAGTTTTTGATGGTGCGTTGGATCTCAACCTCGCCAACCTCGTCAGCGTTCACAAGGCAAGGATGCAACCATTGGACCTTGGGGATTTTTGGCCCAGTTCCCGTCTTGCTACCTTTCCCGGTCCAGTAGAGATGCCAGTGCCCAGCGCGAAGGTGAGGTTTGGTATCGCCATGTGTAATTGACGTGGCGGCTCCGGTAGATCGGGTCTTGCGATAACGGTTCAGCGCTGAAACGAACTTCCCACCAATGATCCTTCGGGTGGCTGGCTGCTTCATGAAGTCGGGTTTGTTTCGATTCTTCTTCCCGCCACCAATCGGGGGCACATCGACATCTTCATAGTCATTGGTAGCCGACAGAAACAGGGCCACCTTCACGACTGTCTCCAACATCTCAAACATCTTCCCTTCTGGCGTATAAGATCCGTCACCACGGAATGGCCCGATCTGAAATTCCGTTTTACGAATGGAGTCTGCGACGGAAAGACCCGGAATAAGTTTTACGGGAAGCGACCCGGTCGGCATGAACACGGTGAGCACCCGGAACCCGTCAAAATGATCCATGGCCAGGAAGTAGAAGAACCCCTTTTTTGTTTCTTGGTCGAATGCCCGAAGAAAGATCCTTGGGTGAGGGATCACGATAAGCTCGGTTGGAATATCCTCCGGGTCGATCTTGGATGCTTGTAGCTCCTTGTACAAATCAATTGGCACCTCATAGGCCACCCGGATGTTCCCAAGTGTTGATGCCCCTGCCAGCATCCGGTGGTTAGACCTTTCCATTTGGTCGGTCATCGTGGAAGTCACCAGGACGCTTCTCCGGATTGCTTCGTCAGGCGGGACATTGCGCCCCAGCCCAGCGGCAGCTTCCATGATCCGATTTAGATGGTCAATGGCGCTCACAGTGCCTCCGATCTTGGACATCAACGGCAGAAGTTACCGTCGATGAGGTTGTGGGCATTCGCCCAAGGAAGGTTGATATTGGAGTGTTCGCCAATGTCCTCGCGGAAGTGGCGGGCGATGGCTTCAGCCAGTTTGTCCGCCCACTCCTCGGCGTGGTCACGCTCCTCCGCCAGCCCACGCTCTGACCGTTCCAGATCCTTAACGCGGAGGGCGAGTCGCCGGATTCCATCGGCTAGGCTTTCGTCCTCAGCGCATTGGACGGTTGCCCTGAGTTCTTCATACTTCTGGTGTTCGCGCTCGTTATAGCCCACGCCGAAGATTTGTTCCCCGGCTTTCAGGTAGTCAGCCATCAGGTCGCCTAGTCGTTTCGGTTTTCGCTTGAATGGGTTCCACACGGCGAGGTTCCTTATCTTGGACAAGAGCCTATTCGGCGGGGTTGATGAAGCCACAGGCAAGACACGGCTGCTCAAGGCGTTCCTTGAGTGTCGCAATCTGGGCGCGGAGGTTGTCGTTCTCCTCCATCAGCAGGTTCCGGCACT